GGGTACTAAAGGTTATTACTATGTTGTTAATGTTGCTGGTAGCACTAACCTTAACGGCATTATTGATTGGCAAGTTGGCGATTGGGCGGTATATAACGGTTCGGCATGGCAAAAGATAGACAATACCGATGCAGTAACTAGCGTAAACGGTTACACAGGCACAGTCGTATTAACTGCCGCAGATGTGAATGCCGTACCCTATACAGGTGCAACAGGCGCAGTAGATTTAAACGCTAAGTCTTTAACCAATGTAAGTAATTTAGGCGTTGGCACTACTGTTGTACCGACCATTAAAATTAGGGCGGTAGGCGATAACAATTCATCTTCCCGTATTGCAATGCGTGGCTATTCAAGTGATGCCAATAGTTCTGCTATTCGTGTTACTAAATTTAGGGGTACGGCTGGCGCACCACAAGCACCACAAAGCGGTGACAGTTTAGGTAAGTTTGAATTAGCTGGTTACGGCACAACTTCTTCTGAAGGTTACCCACAAGCATCGCTTGAAGGTGTTGCTACAGAGGCTTGGGGTGCTATTGCTAGGGGTACAAAGGCCATAATTAAAGTTACGCCTAATACCACGACTACCCAAGTTACCGCAGTAACCATTAATCAAGATTCAACTGCCGTATTTGCCAATACAGTAACCGCTAATGGCGTATTGCTAACAGGTAATACAGGCACAGTTACAAGCGTAGCGGCAACCGCAGGTACAGGAATTGCGGTAACTGGTAGCCCTATCACTACTAGCGGTACTTTAAACATTACCAATACTGCCCCTGACCAAACCGTAGTTTTAACGGCTGGCACAGGCATAAGCACTAGCGGCACATACCCTAACTTCACAATTACCAATACAGCCCCAAGTTCAGGCGGTACGGTTACAAGCGTTACAGGTACAGCCCCAGTAGTTTCAAGTGGTGGCAATACTCCAGCTATTTCTATGCCTGCCGCAACTACTTCTGTTAGTGGCTACCTTACAAGCACAGATTGGACTACATTTAATGCAAAAGCCGCCCCATTTACTTATACAACTAGCTACATTCCTTTTGGGCAAGGCACTACAACGCCCAATCAATCAGCAAATTTAACTTTTGCCAGCAATACATTAAACGCCCCACAAGTACGGTCAAGTAACGGTATTGTTGTTAACGCTAATTCTATTGCCGCCAGTTTTACCATTGCAACAGGTGACAATGCTATGTCTGTAGGGCCAGTTACTGTAGCTACAGGCCAAGCAGTAACCGTTTCTAGCGGAAGTCGCTGGGTTATTCTGTAATGTTTTCTACGGCTTTTCAAGCTAATGCGTTTCAAAATAACGCTTTCCAAGTAGCAGGAACACCGCCACCTACCAGTAACTTAACTGGTGGCGATGATGCAACATGGACAGAATATGATTTAAAACGCTTACGCAAACTATCCGCAAAGATAGCTGAACGCCAACGCCTACTAGAAAAAGCAACCAAAGAAGCAAACGCTTCACGCAAACAAGCATTTAAGAATTTAATTGACCCTGTTGCAAAAGTTAAGCAACCTAAAGTACAATCCAAACAAGAGGTTAAAGCTGATATACCGTTAGCTGATACACAAGAATTACAGCGGTCTATAAGCTACCTTGAAAGACAACGGGATAACATCCTTGCGGCAGTAGCTTACAGACAAGAAGTTGCAAATATTGAAATGCAACTACGGGTAATGGAAGCCAAACGCCTAGAGGAACTAGACGATGAGGCCGCATTATTACTACTTCTACATTAATTTGCCCTAATTGTGGCTACTGCGAACAGAAAGCAGTAAAAACCCAAACTGATGAAGAATTCTTCCTAGAATGGTGGACACCTACCATTGGTGAAGAAGCAGCTAAAGCTTCTTGGTTAGACAAAGTAGCCATGAAATCTAGGGTAGCCCCTACAGTTATATCTGATATTGAAGGCCACATAAGCATGGCTGATGGTACATGGGTATCTAGCCGTTCTAAGCACCGCGAAAACCTAAAACGCAATAACTGCATTGAAATTGGCAATGATGTGTCTTTTGAACAAAAGAAGCCCGAATTTAGCCGTAAAGACCATGAAGCCCGTAAGCGTGAAATTGCGGAAATCACCTATGCAAAACTTAGATAAGGAATAAAAAATGAGTGATGACCGCAGAGAATTGTTAGAAGCAGCTTTAGAACAAGCCGAAGAAGGCACTTTAGAAGCTCCTGTTGAAAAGGAGATTGAAGTAAATGACGATCCAATCCAAACTAGTAGCCAAGAAAGCAACGATAGTAGCCAAGAAAGCAACAACCGTGACGAAAAAGGTCGTTTTAAAAGCAAGTCCGAAGAAGCCGCAGACGATACCGTTGAAGAACCTGAACTGGTGGCAGAAGCTACTGATGAAGTTCAAGAAGAAATAAAACGCCCTACTACTTGGAAAAAAGAGTACAGGGATGTATGGGATAAGATGCAAGAAGGCAAACCCCTAGATAAAGAAGAATTTTCTAAGTTTGCTGAATATGCCAATCAGCGTGAAGCTGAATACAAGCGTGGCGTATCTGCTTACAAGGCAGAAGCTGACAATGCAAGACAATTAACCGAAGCAATTGGCCCTTTTGTTCCTGAACTACAACAGCAAGGCATTCACCCTGTAGCTTGGATTAATAATTTAGGCCGCGCCCACATGGTTTTAAGCAAAGCACCGTATGAACAGAAGGTGCAAATGTTCCATAGACTAGCGCAAGATTATGGAATACAATTAAATTCAGATAGCTTACAAATGCCTGAACAGGCGTATGTAGACCCGTACCAACAGCAGTTAATGCAACAACTTCAAGCTACACAGCAACAAGTTCAGCAACTGTCCGCGATTCGGGAGCAAGAAGAAAATGCGCGGTTGACCCAAGAAATCAACCGTGTAAGCAGTAACAAAGAGCGGTTTCCGCACTTTGATATGGTAAGGGAAGATATGGCTCAATTACTTGAGCGAGGTTTAGCCCAAGACCTAGAATCGGCTTATGCCAAAGCTGTGCGTATGAATGATGAATCTTACAAGCTGGAACAGGATAGACTCCTGAAATCAGTAAGTACCCAAGCATCTAAGGCACAGCAAGTAGCAAAAGCTAAAGCAACTGCTGTTAGTCCAAAGTCCGTTACACCTAGCGGCCAAGTGTCTAAAGGAGATGCAAAGGATAGACGGTCCCTGTTAATGGCTTCTTTAGCCGATGCAGAAGGCGGTCGGGTTTAACTTAATCTAATAAAGGAAATATCATGGCATTCGCAAATAGCGCAATTACCGATATTATCGCTACTACCATTCAAAGCCGTAGCGGAGTATTGGCAGACAACTTAACGCAGAACAACGCAATTCTTCAACGCTTAAACAGCAAAGGTAATGTCCGTCCTTTTTCAGGCGGTAATGTCATCCTTGAAGAAATCATGTACAACGACCCAAATACCAACAATGCTAATAGCTATAGTGGGTACGAGGTATTAAACATTACCCCTGATAGCCCTATCAGTGCTGCACAGTACAGCATTACCCAATATGCTGACTCAGTAACAATGTCTGGCTTAGAAATGTTGCAAAACAGTTCTAAAGAAGCAATCATTGACCTTTTAGATGGTCGTATGCAAGTTTCTGAAGCCCGTTTGATTAACCGTATTTCTACTGACCTTTATGGTGACGGTACAGGTAATGGCGGTAAAAACATCACTGGTTTAGCTGCTGCTATCAGCACTTCACCTTCAAGCGGTACATACGGTGGTATTAATCGTGCAAACTGGGATTTTTGGCGCAACCAAGCAACAACTGGTGCTGATTCATCTTTGTTAATCCAAGCTGCAATGACAACTGCCGCAATTAAATCAGTTCGTGGTACAGATAAAACTGACTTAATTATTGCTGGTAACACACTGTATCAACGCTATGTTGCTTCATTGCAAGCTATTCAGCGTATTGCTGGTGTAGAAGAAGGCGCAGCAGGTTTTGCTTCCTTGAAGTTCTACGGTGGCGGTATGTCTGCTGATGTGGTACTTGGTGGTGGTATTGGCGCACAAGAAAACGCATTGTATATGTACTTCTTGAACACTAATTACATCTTCTTCCGTCCACACAAAGAGCGTAATTTCGTTCCTATCGGTGGTGAGCGTCAGTCTATCAATCAAGATGCGATTGTTAAGCTCTACGGTTGGGCTGGTAACTTGACTTGTTCAAATAGCCAACTACAAGGCGTGTTGACAGGTTCTTAATAGAATCTTTTAACCCAACTTAACTAATAGAAAAGGAATTATCATGGCTTATTCAGTAACCCCCCTATCGGGAATTGACTTAACTAGCATCGTTGCTACCAATTTAAATTCAGCAGGCGTAGCTGTTCCAGCTATTGGCCCACTAGGTTTAGAAGTATTTGGTTCAGACGGTAAATTGTATGTATTGGCAAAAGCTAATGCAGTAATTGGCCCTTCAACTGCTGTATGTTCAATTGACCCTGCAACTTTTGCGGCTACAGCAACTGGTGGTGCTTATACATCACCAGCAACTGCTTTACTTGCAGGCGATTATGCTTGGTTTAGCAAGGCTTCAGTTTGATTAGCTTAAAACGCTAAAATGTAGTAAAAACAGGGGGTTGGCTCACAAGGCTGACCCCTTTTTCCTTTAACTTTACCTAACTACTTAGGAGATTTAAAAATGGCTTTACCTTCAGACGAACAAGGCGCAGATTCACGCTTGCAAGTACGCTTTTACAAAAAACCCGTACACCAAGAACAAGAATCAATGGATGCTGGCAGACCAATTTACAAAGAATTTGATTTTGTACATATTTGCGTAGCTGGCGATACTCTAACCGAAATTGACACTTTTGCATTGCAACAACATAAACAGCGTTTTCCTATTCAATGGGCAAACTATATGAACCGTGTTGGCGCAAATGATGAAGAAGTGGTTGGCACACCTGTAGCAGAATGGCCTTTAGTATCAAAAAGCCAAGCTGAAGAACTACGGGCTATGAAATTTCACACGGTAGAATCTATTGCAAATGCTTCTGACCAGCAATTACAGCGTATTGGTATGGCTGCTGGAATGTCACCTTATGCGTTTAGAGACAAAGCAAAGGCATTTTTAAATTTAGCAACAAGTACAGCAGAAACTGACAAACGCGAACAAGAAATTAACGCTTTGAAACAAGAACTTGCCAATAAAGATTTAGAAACTGCTAAAATGAAGCAAGATACAGATGCAAAGATAGCCTTAATGCAAGAGCAGATGGCTTCTATACTTGCCGCTGTTGGTGAAAAGAAACCCCGTAAACCTAAGACGGTAGCCACAGAGGAAATTTGATATGTCATCAACAATGCTTGAACTTGTACAGCAGGTAACTGCTGAACTTAACTTAGCCGTACCTACCTATGTTCAAGGTAACACCAATCAGGATGTGCAGCAAATATTGGCGTTAATGAACCGTGCAGGGTATGACTTAATTAAGGAACACAACTGGCAAGCATTGGAACTGGAATATCGGTTTTACACCAACGCAATAACCACTACCTGCGATACTTTGGCAAATAGTTATTTATTAGCTAACATTCCAAGTACCGCAGGGCTAAATAAAAATTATTCTATTGTTGGTACAGCAATTCCCCAAGATACCTATGTAGAAGAAGTTACAGGCCTTAATACTTTAACTACTTCACAACTGGCTTCAGCAACTTCAATAGGGCAAACAGTCACATTTAGTCAGACCATTTACCCCTTACCGCCTGATTACGAAACCATTACAGACAATACGCATTGGGACAAAACTAAACATTGGCAAATGTTAGGCCCAGTAGATGCACAGCAATGGCAATGGTTAAAGTCAGGTTATATTTCAACAGGGCCGCGTGTCCGTTGGAGAATTTTAGGTAACCAATTTGAAATTTGGCCGCCATACAACACCCTTGAATATTTAGGTTTTGAATATCGTTCTAAAGGCTGGGCAAGAAGCGCAACAAACCAAGTTAAGAATAGTTTTACAGCAGATACAGACACAACGGTGTTAGATGATGCCATTATTGCATTGTTAACTAAGCTTAAATATTTCCAAATTAAGAGTTTTGACACCACTGCATTAATGCAAGACTATGTACGCTACCTGAATGTAGCCAAAGCTAACGACAAAGGTTCTGCTACCCTTTCTTTTGCACCGCAACCTAGTGCCGTGCTTATTGGTTGGGCAAACATTCCTGATACTGGCTACGGGTCTTAATGATGGTAGCACAGCGCAGAAACGCTAGAACTACATCGCTACCTTCCCCTATTGGTGGTTGGAATGCTAGAGATTCTTTAGCGGCAATGTCCCCGTTAGATGCGGTTCAATTAGTTAATTTTTACCCTACCCCTACTGATGTAACTTTGCGTAAGGGTTATACAAAGTCTTGTACTGGCATTACGGGGCAAGTGAATACCCTAATGAACTACACAGACACTGCTACTGCAGAAGGTTATAAGCTATTTGCGGCTGCTGGTGACAAAATTTATAACGCTACTGGGCCAACAGCCAGCATTGTATTTAGCGGAACAACCAGTGACAAATTTCAACATACAAACCTAACTAATGCTGCAGGCCACTTTCTAATAGCTTGTAACGGTGTTGACCCTGTATTAGTTTATGACGGTTCAATCGGTTATTACATTGCTACAACAAGCACCGCACAAACTATTACTACCATTACCAATACAGGGCCTACAGCTTTAGCTACTACTGCTGCACCGCATGGTTTAGCAAATAAAAATAGGGTGGTAATTACAGGTGTTACGCCTGCTGCATACAATGGTGTTTATGTAATAACTGTTATTAGTTCTACACAGTTTCAGTACACAATGGCTAGTACGCCACCAACAAGCGCAACAATAATAGGTTCATACACAGTTACAGGCATTACAGGCGTAAATTCAAACACTTTTATTAATGTAAACCTATTTAAAAATAGACTGTATTTCACCCAAAAAGACACACTAGCTTGCTGGTATTTGGATGTAGATTCCATTTCAGGCCCAGCTTCACCATTGTATTTTGGTGGTATTGCCCGTAATTCAGGCTACTTGCAAGCAATGGGAACTTGGACACTAGACGCTGGTCAAGGCGTTGATGACTATGCAGTATTTGTCACTTCTATGGGCGAAGCTATTGTTTATAACGGTACTGACCCTGATAATGCAGACACTTGGGTATTAAAAGGCGTATGGCAACTAGGTCAAACCTTTAACCGCAGGTGCTTTTTTAAATGGGGCGG